GCGTTGATGTAGGAGCTGTATCATTCCACATTGTATCATTATCAGAAAAAGCCAAATTTTGATCTAAGAACCCATAATCTGTTTCTGGATCGCTTGCGGCCAAGGAGTGATAGACTGGCCACGCTCTGGGGTTTCCTGCGTTATCCCTAACTTTAGTCCAGATCATAGAGGGAACAACTCCAAGAGAATGATTAACCAATAATGTAGCGGCAGTTCCAGTATATCCAACTATGTCCAAGCCATAAACCGCTCCCTCTCTAAGAACCCAATCAAGAAAGTTCTCTCCGTTCGTATTGTATCTATCATCTGTTCCAACAACGTACCCTGTTAAAGTGTAACTTTTATGACCTTGTGCTACCGTACTTTCGTTGTTAGCACTATCAAAATTTAGTTCTACAGTTGCTCCCCTCACCGTATCTGTAGTCACCCACTCGTCAGCAGCATCACGGTTTTTAGTAGTGACCTTCGCCCCCGCACTCACATCAAAGAGTACATCGCTGATGGTTGCTTCTGCTCCAGTGCCAGCCCTTGTATTAACATAGACCGCTTCTGCCGGTTGGTCTATGGAGTCAAGGATGGTGAGAGAGTCGGGTATTTTTGGAGAGCAGAGGGCGAGGTATCCTGTTGGTGGGGCATACTCAAAATTGCCATAGCCATTATCATCTGTGTTGCCGGAAGTGATGGAGAAAGAAGGATTGCCTTGGTTAATTTCAACGACATCGTTTTGAGCGTTAAGAGAAAAAGCAAACCTAATCGGCCTTGTTATGCCAGTAACCGCAGCATTGGAATTATCATCTGTCGCTATTTCGTTTGCAGTAGCACTATTTTGCCATGTGCCATTTTTAGCAAACCACACATTCCCATTATAAGCAGCTATGCTTATAATATCACCAGTAGCATAGGTATCTCCATAAGCGACTCCACCTGCACCTTCGGCATATATCTGACCGTTAGCATCTGCATATGCCCATGTCCCTGCGATTGTACCAAGGGCGTTATTTCCACCAAGCAAGGCAGAATCATTTACAAAGCCAATATTATAACTACCAGCATTAAGGGTGATCTTAGCTTCAGCATAAAATCTAAAGTTTAATGGAACCTCTATTGAGGAAACACCGATATCGTTTCCACCCGCATTTGGTTGCAAGGCTTTTGTGTTACCATAAGTATAGGTTAAATCTACCCCTACTGGAGGAACAGAAAGTATAGTAGCAAAATTATTGGTAGGAGTATCCGTTACTTGTTCCGGTGTCCCATTACGAGTAAAGTCATTCCCATTTCCGGAAGCATCGTCGCCAAGGTTTGCTCCGGAATTTGCAAAATCTAAAAGGAATCCATTGGTGCCGTAGGTTAAATCAAGTGATTCTTTTGGCACCCATACTCCGTTTTTGGTTTCTCCGAATAATGCGGGTGGATCAGCAGAAGTTTCTCCGTCAAGTAGTATTGCTTCCGCAATATAACCATCCCAAAAATTAGCTCCATTATGGGCTCCAATGTTATGTGGTGATTGGCGATTTATTTGTGTATTATCGTTTTGATTTGGATATATTTCAGTGGACCATGCTGTTACTTTAGAACCATTAACAAATATATTAAATCTATCGGCTTCAACTGCTTGTGTTGTATCGCATTCAACAACTATATTCATATAATTTGTAGGATCCCTATACAAAGGAGTTGAAACAAAAACTATTGCTCCAGCCCCGCCGCCGTCACCATTAGTAAAATATATTTTATGCTGACTATTAATATAAAAAGAGGTTGTATTTTCCCCATCTTCGTGGCTACCAAAAATAAATGTATTTGTTCCTAAGTTTCCTTCTTTTACCCAAACAGAAAAGATCCATTTTTGCCTATCGCCAGTTTCACTTGGTGTTCGACTCAGATAATCTGAATCATCATCATTAAACACCCCTGCGTAGTCGATGTTGCGGGGATAGAAAGCAGCACTTACAGGCTTTCCAAACAACAAAGGATAATTCACGAACTCACTAATAAACATATTGATCTCCTATGCACTATCACTCCACGAAGATACACCATAAACTCGGGTTCCATCTGAAGTGAACACAAAAATTGTATCCTTATCTGCGCCTGATACAAGATCAGGAGTATCTTGATCACCCCAATCATACGCTGCGTTAAAATTAATACCGAAAGCTCCGGTATTCTCAACTCGTAACACCATCACCCCACCGTCAACTTTATTAGAAGGAGCATTAAGAGTGAAATCTTCAGTTGCAGATACAACAGCATATGGTGAAGCAGTCATATCCCAATCAACAGTACTTGATGATATTGAAAGAGTTTCTGCATCATGATTTTGGAGTTGTGTAAACTCATTAGCATTTGTAGTCTGAACTGCGGTGAGCGCAAAATCTTCAGATTTCTGCGCCCAATGATATGCTGAATACTCATCACCGGATACTGGAGTATCTTCCACTTCAGTTGCCCATTTATCTGCAAGTACAGCAGACGCAGCAGCATTAGTCTCCGCTGTCTCAGCATTAGTCTCCGCTGTCTCAGCATTAGTCTCTGCTGTTTCAGCATTGGTCTGCGCTGTCTCCGCAGCAGTTTGAGCAGCTTCCGCATCAGTAACAATATCATTCAACGCATCTGTAGTATTTACCAGATCAGTACCAGCATCATTCCAGACCAATCCTTTCTTTGCCTCAGGTGAAGGCATTGTTACAACAGCTTGGGATTCAGGAGAAGCTATAATAGCCCGATTAATTTGCTCTTGCAATTGTTGACTAACCATCATAGCACGATCAAGAGCATCTTCATGACTGTCAGCAGGAAACGAACTATTTTCTACATAATCCGTGCCTTGAGTGAGCGCAACATCACGAATAATAGTAAGAGTTTCTCCTGTAGCTGGAGCAGCTACCATTGTGACTGTTCCACCAGCAGGATTTCCAGCGCCTGCTACAGTATAATGCGTAACAATAGTCTGCAATGTATCATCTAAGTATACATCAATATCTCCATCTATAAAGAAATAAAATGATACAGCAAACTCAACAGTAACATCATTACCCGCGTATTCCATTCTTGCAGTTTCACTTGATACAGTCATAATTTACTCCTTGGATTGCCACTGGTGGCAATCTAATATTTAAGGTCTTATGAGTAATTCCCACGGATCATTTGTCTCATTTTGTAATAATCTCCAAGCTCCTTCTACAGTTGTTACAGTTTGACGTGAAGGTAATCTTAGTAAATATCCTCCTAATTCTATAGTAGATGCAGTATGTTTTCGTTCCCATTCTTTATCATTTGCATAAATATTATATATACCTTCACCAATTTCCACAGCCTCTTTCGGAATTTCTGCAACAGGGGATAATTTAAAATTATAGCCTTTAAGAGCAGATGCAACCATGTCTCTTCCAATAGGAATACCAGAAGCCCCCATCATTGTTGTTCCAATAGCAATATTTTTACCTAACTCATCTAAATCACCTTTACGACCAATTATATTATTAGCCATAGCTGACATCAATTCCCAAGCTACTACAGGACCAGCAGCGAGTACTGCTAAAGTAGTAGTGACTTGTGGGATACTCATATTTCCAGCTAACCCACGATTAACTATCTCTGATGCTTGATTATGCCATACAGAAAAATAACTGGAAAACAGAAAAACAGTACGTTTCCATTCCGCACTACGTAATACTCTTGGAAGGTCTTTAACTGCTGAGGAAGGCTGAGTACGACGAACGACACCATCAGCAAAATATATTGCTCGATGCGCGTTACCATTAAATTTATCTAATCCTTTAAGATAAGCTCCATGCCACACAATACTGGCTGTCATTCTGTCAACTGCGTGTATAAAAGCGAAGTAGATATTCTTAGACCCACCACGTAAACTAATATCTTTAGGTTTAATACGCGCCTTCATTTCAGCAATTTCACGGTTCCAGTTTCGTATACGATACTGCATTTGAGGACTTGCTTCCATGACATCTCTGACAAATTTAATAGGATTTCCTCCAAATTTATTTAAACTTACCATAGTATTCATAACTCCGACTTCTGGAAGCGCAGTGATAAGTGATAACGATTGTTTAGCTCCTGTAGTTGGTACAAGTCCAAGAACTCCAATGGTCACAGAACCTCTTGCCCAACGTAAAAAAGCATCTCCAGTCCCCGCAGCTTCACTCTTTGAAGGTCTGGCAAGACGACTAACCCACGGTTCAAATTGCTGATAAATCTTCTCACCCATTGTGGACTCAACAGCATTCTTGAACTTAGGATTTCTTATTAATCTTTGTGCATCATTAACCATCTTCCAATGAGTTGTTGTATGCACAACATCCCTAAGATGCTTGACCAAAGGATCTAAAGTCAGTTTTAAATGTTCAGATCCACCTATCCGAGTACAAGTAAATGCTAACTCAACATTCTCCATATGCTTAGTTGGATCAGAACTAAGCATTATGTCTGTTAGAGTTTCTTGCCGTTCTCGATAAAGTAAATCCTGATGAATAGGATAGTATCGTCCTTTAATTTTTTGAAGAGTTCGACCAGTCATTTCTTTATGAACTTTAGAAATAATAGGCCATAAATCTTTTTCTAAATGATCCCATACATCATTTACTAATTTCCAATCAGCGTCATTCAAAGCAATTGCAAGATACTCATTAATTTCTTTTTTAGTTTTACCTAATCCTTTCATCAATACAGTTAAATTACCTTCATTACCTGTATTAAGAGCTATTGCAACAGCAGATTCTTTTGTTGTTTTGATACCTGCAACTTCTGGCTGCATTTTTCGCCAATAACTTCTACCTTTCCCTACAGCTTTACGATGCACTTCAAACATATCTTTATACTTATTAAATACATCATCTCCGAGTCTTTGAGCTGAAATTTCTGCATCAGCAGCAGATCTAAATAAAGTAGTATGTGCCAGTCCTTCCTCAAATCCATCAAGCTGACGAAGGATGTTTTCCATGCGTTTGAGTTCAGCCAGTCCTCCATTAGCAAGATCGACAGTTGATTTTGTAAATCTACCAACAGCATTAAGCTCACCTTGAGCAAGATCTTCTAACTGTGTTTTAACTGGAGGTACTCTAAAAACTCTTATTTTAGGCATAGCTGTTTTTGCAGTAGCTTCAATATTTCCTGCGAGAGCATCCAGAAACATCTGTCTACCTTGAACAGTAATCATTTTTTGTTGTTTAGCAACATACACGAAACTTTTAACAAAATCATCTACATTTTCTAATTGGTTATATGTTAATTCATTAAATCGGAAAGGACGAGTACCTAAACTCTTAATCATGTTATTGTAATAGTTAGCTACTATATCTGCTCCGAATGATAATTCATCATCATATTTACGTTTCAAAAATTGAAACATATTTTCATCTAACTTAAGACGCTCACGGCCCATAAGAGGAGCTAAGAAGTTCTGAATTTGTTCATGATATCCAGGGTCCATTCCTTTATTCTCTAATACTGATTTAAATCGAGATCGTATGCGAATAGTATTTTTTTGAACTCTACTAAGTTCTTTAAACTTAGCTATTTCTCGTCTATGAATTTGACGCATGTTTTGAAGGCGAACACGTCCTTCCTTATTAAGAAGACTGGCAGTTTGTTTTCTAATAATATTAGTCATACGCATAATATTATCACGTACTGAAACTAATTCATCAACAACTCTACCTACAGGAGCACCTGCCTCAAGTTCTTTTACTGCTTCCCCAACAAGAGTAAAACCTTTTCGTAATGCTCCAGGCGGAGGTAATACTATTTCTTCTACCCCTAATACCTTACTAAGATATTCAGAAAGTTTTTCTTGCGCTCTAATAAAGATTTCATCGCGATACACTCTGTCAAATTCATCACGAAACATATATTCTTTTTGCTTAGTAATTTTTTTAAGTCCTGGTGCATCAGCTATATCTGCTATTAATTTTCGAAGATTAAACTGATCAAGTTCTTGAGCAATTTTAATTATAGATGCACTATCTTCTGTTGTAAAGATTTTTGGAAATCGTTTCTTAATAGCTCCAATGATTTTCTCAACTTCAGCATCAGCATATCCTTGAAATAAATTACGAACTTCTGTCTCATCCAGACCGCCCCGAGCAACTATATGATCAACCATTTCTTTGGTTGGATGATCCCCCCATTCTGCTCCTGCACGTTCATTTATAATAGTTTTTTTAAGTGCATCAAACTCTTCTGTATATTCATGAATTGCGTCTCGTTCTGCAATTTTAGCTAATCTCCTATATTCTACGTCATTAAGATGACCTTTTGTTTTAATAGTATCACTAAGTTCTTTAATAAGTTTTTCAGGAGACTCAGTAGATATTTGTTTAGCAGCATAATCAGAAAATAATTGAGTAATTTTCTTTTCTGATTTAGTTGTAATATTATGATGTGCCTTTTTATATAAATTAATTTGCAGTTCTCTTGCTGCTTCAATATCCTCATTATCTGCTCTTTTTGCAAGAATCATTTGATCTTCAAGAAATTTATGAGGAATACTTGTTTGAGATTTCATTGCAACTAATTGATTAGTCCAAAACTTAGGCGCGCTTTTAGTTAAACTTTTTATCATAAATTCAGAAAGCAAGGCTTCCAAAGTTACAGCGGAACCAATACCTCCAACAATACCAACAATAACTTTTAATGCAGGATGCACTCTGCCTGCATGATGTTGCAAAGGCTGAACAATACCATACTCACCAACAGCTGCTGTTCCTGCTGTTATAATTCCATGCACCGTTCTTCCTAAAGTTGGAAGTCCTTGTACCCCCCTAAGGTATGCTGCTGCTGGACCCGTAGCTATTACAGCAGGAACTGTCCAATCCTCTTCAAGATCTCCTTCCATCTCTTCTTGTATATCATCTTTACGTCCATATATCCCAGGTTGTTCATGCATAAGTCTTCTTCGTTGTTCTGTTTGAAAACCACCTGAAGGGGTATATGGAGGTTTAGGCATACCTGGAGTCCAATCAAGTTCAGGATCGGGTTCAGGTATATGAGTAGCAGTAGTTCCCATAGTAGCAAGTTCCGCTTCTAATTCCTCAACAGTAGGAGAAGTTTCTACTGTTCTTAAAGCAGTAAGTTCTGCTTCTAATTCTTTAAGTGTAGGCATTATTTCTTTTTCTTTTTAATAATTTGTTTCTGTATTTCAATTGCTCGTTCGGTAATCTGAGCTTCAGTAAACCCTCGTCTTCTTAAAGCGTCTATTGCAGCTTGATCTTCTGGATTGCCACTGGTAGCAGTCTCACCTTTTTTCTTCCGTCGTTCTTCAAGTTCTTTTCGTAACTGAATAACTGTACCTTGCTTTCCAGGTTTTATATTAAAATAAAAACTACCTTCTTCCTCAAATATTATTTCATCTTCTTTAGTTAGCGTACCAGGACCGAGTTCTTGCATAACCCGATCCATAAGTTTACGATCTTCAAAAGTCAGTCTTTCATCTCGCATTAATGTATCCAGCCATCTATTAAAATCTGCTTCAGTAGGAAATGCATCTTCTATATCAGCATTATCTTTATAAAGATCTCTGTAAAATTTACGTGCTTGCCGTACATAATTTACATCTTCATATTGAGAAGGTCCGGGGTCATAATGAGGAGTAGTAAGATCTGCAACTCTTGGATCTTTAAAAGTCAAATTAGCAGTTTTCATCCTTTGTCGTAATAAAGTCTTAAAATCTCCGACAGTAGGAGCTATACGTCGAGCTTCGTTTTCATTTCGTTTCATCAACTCTTCAAACTTAGCAACCTCTTCATCGAAGTAATTAATGCTACCGAACATGGGATCATCATGAGGAGTAGTATAATCATCTTTTCCAAACTTCTTATCCATTAAATCCATAATTGCAGGATCACTATACTTAAGTTTTTCTTCTCCTTCACTCATCCAATTATGTAATTTCTGTTTAAAGTCAGTAAGATTACGAGCTACTTTTAGATATTTTTCAGGCGCATCTTTAACACCTCTCAAGTATCTTTCCTCTGCTTCTTCAACATAATCAGCAGCTTTATACTGCTTAGCATTTTCTTGTACCTCTTTTAACATAGCAAAATAAATATCAGGTTTTGCATTACCACGCATCCTGCTTATGATTTGTGCATCAGTAGTAATTTCTTTTTTCCTAATACCGTCTATAAGATCTATATGCTCCTTAGGAGTAAACACTTCTTTCATCCAAGAATTACGTGTTTGTGACCATATATCATATGGTATTGCTCGTTGATTCATTAATCTATCTAACTCATCAACACCTATTACCCAATCTATGTTTCCTGTAGCCGGGTCAACAAGATCAGCTGCTACCTTAGTAAGTACTTTATCAATTCGTGCATTTTCAAGACGCTCTCTTCGAACTTCTTCTGAATTAGCTTGCGCAAAAAACTTACGGGACATTTCAAATGCGCCAACAATATCTCCATTTAATTGAGTTTTAATTAATTCTGGATCTTCTAAAGCCTCAGCAATCTTAAGTTTATTACCTTCATAAATCACCATAAGCTCATTAACTACTTTATTCATACGAGCATGACCTCGTATTATATCTATTTGTTTAGCTATAGTTGAATAATGCGCTGGCATCTTTACTTTAAGCATACTTTTATGTTTATCAAAATAATCTACAGCAATTTCAGGCTTATCTACCATCCATGCCTGAAGCATTGCAGCAGTAGCATCTTCAACTAATCCTTCACGGACTGCTTTTATGCTTTCTTCTGGAAGATCATTATGGAGATAAGTAAATTTCTTCATTGCTCTCTCAACAGCATCGTGCATTATTTCAATATCTGACCTAGGAGGAATTTTAACTGCTTCAACTTCAAGTTGATGGTGTATGGACTCTATTTGTGCTTTATCAGCAAGATCAAATTGAGATACTTCATATGACTGTGCCCAATTTATTAATTTCTCGTATTCAATATTACCCAAAGCTCGAATAGCATTCATCGTTTCATCATCAGCTTCTTCAGGTAATATACTCTCAATTAATTCTTCACGTCGTTCTGCAATTTCTTCAGGAATTCCAGCGGCCCTTGATCCTTTACGTTGTTTATATGTGTCTTCAATCTTATCAAATTGTGCTCGTATGATTGGTGCCTGTTCCAATACATATGCTTTACGAGCAACATCAGCTTTATCATTTCTATACTTTGCGAAACTATCAAATCCCTTCTCAAGCATTCCCAAACCAGCCAACAATGGAGTAACATTAACATTAATACCATAAATAGGAGCTTTAGGAAAACTTGCTCGTACATTTGGTGCTCTTACATTAGCACCCCCAGGTGCTCTCATTGCTGCACCTGGATCTGTAATATTAATACCAGGAGCAGAGTAACGTCCTCCAGTAAATCCTTTAGGACTTATACGCTCAACATTAAATCTCTGAGTCCGAGTTACTTGAATTCTCGGATCTTGAGAAATTGGAAAACGTGGAATTTCTTTCGGCATATGAACCTCCAGATTGCCACTGGTGGCAATCTTATTCTATATATTCAGATGTACCAAAATGAGAAGTAAAGAAAGGAGATTTTGGAGTATTAAAAAATCCTGACTTTTTTAAATTTGTAAATATATCTACTCCTTTACCTGCTATCCCTGTAACCATACCTAAAGTATTATAGCGTTGAGAATATTTTGTAGACTCATCTTTAAGATCAAACATAGTTGAAATGTATTGTTCATTTTCTTCCATTGCTCTAATAGCTCGATCTGCTTTTTCACCTCTTCGAGTAGCCGCAGCAATATCCATATCAAGAAATTTTGAAGCAAATGCTAATTCCCGAGTATTAGATGCTTTAAATTGCTTTAGTGAAAATTCTCCAACTTCTGCTGCTATATCACCACGTTCTCTCATATGTTGAAGTGCGAGTCTACCCTTACCTTCTGAGCTACGTATACGAGAACGTAACTGTTGTAAAGACATTTCTGCACTTTCTTTAACTCGAATAGCTTCCTTTCGTCGAGTCTCCCCAAATAATTCAAAATTTTCTTGCAATTTCATTCGCTCAGATTCCGCAAGATCAGCAGAATATTTCATTACTGCTGTAGCAGACTTGGAACCAGGAGAAAGACCACGCGCGGCAAAACCTACAGTTTGTGCAGCAGATACCACTTCCTCATGTTTAGAGATATCTTCTTGCGCTTGCCGCGTTCGCATACGACTGGCGTCAATTTCTTCTTCTGCTTGCACAGAAGCCTGATCCGACTCTTTAGATAATCGTTGAACTTCTAAGCCATACTCACTCCACGCAGATCTTTTTTCAGAAGCAAAGCGTTCTCGTTCCCTTCGCTCTTCTTCTAAACGAACACGTTCTTCTTCAGCAAGTCTTTCTCGCTCAGCCTCTTCTTCGGCAGCCACTCGTTCTTCACCCTGTCTACGTTTTTCTTCAGTAGCGGCTTTTTCAGCAGCAACTTCTTCATCTCGTATGCGTTTTGCCTCTGCTATATCATATTCTTTTTGAGCTTTGGCTCGATCTCTGGCAGCTTGATCGGCTTTTTCTTGTATATCTGATTTCTTTTTAGCTGCGCTACCACCAATAATAGTACTAACTAACCCAACTACAGGAGCAATAATTGAGGATGGCATACTAAACCTCCAATATATATTTATAACTCATTAATCTAAAACCTTGACGAACTAATAAAGAACTAAACGGACGTTTTTTACTAACTGTAATTCCTATTACTCTGATCTTCTGAGGATGATTTCGTAATTGTTCTATACCGTATTTTATCATACGATATCCAGTTAACCCTTTTCGATAATCTGGTAAAAGAAAAATACTGTCCATTTCAGCACTAAGTACATCTTTATGTTGATGAAGATAGTATATAATATATGCTGCAAATCCAACAAGAACATTTTCATAACGAGCAGTAATAAGAAATAAACTATTATTCTCCTCAAAAACTTTATATATATCCCAATTAATATCTAAAGGAATCTGTTCTTTATCATACTCGGACATCTCAGACCAATACTGAGGACCAAGGATATCATTTATCTCAATCAAAGCAGTATCTAATCTTTCTATTGCAAACTTCACTTTGTACTTGCCTCATACATAATAGCTAATATATTCAAAGGTAATGGATCAGATTGTCTGATTCGAATATCTATATTTCTATTATGCCCACCAGGATACCCCATAGGCTCTGTGTCACCAGTAAACAAAGGAATTGCTTCATCCATAGCATCTGGAGGACCAAAATAATAAGGATCAAAAGTTCCTTCAATTTCGCCTAATTCAAAACCAAGAGATCTATAAAGTCTAAGTGCAACTTTAGATATTCTTCCAATTTTACCTTCGGATGTTCCTATTGGATTTCCACCTTCGGGTGGTATTGGATCAAGAAAACTGGTAAAAGGCAAACCTGCATGAGCTTTATCTGCTGCTGTATCAAGTGTTATTTCTCCACTCGCAACTGTTTTAGGAGCCTGAACCGCACCATCAGCAAGAATACTAACTGTCTCTCCCTCAAGATGACCCAATCCGTCAAATGTTGTAAAATCTGAACCAGTTTTTGTAGCACCACTATCAACAAAGAAAGCATCTTCTTGATCATCTTCCGGAGATAACCCTTCAACCATGAACTCAACATATTTAACAGTACCTCCATCAATAGTCCTTTCTATGATTGCCCATAATTCATCTTGATCTACATTAACTCCATCACTTACAGCAATACTCTGCACAACAACATCTGTTCCTCCAATTACATGACGATGCCATGAATAGACATCATATTCAGGTTCATAAGTTAAACCAATTAATTCTCCGTCAGTTCGTACACCCCATATAAAAGAATCGGGTTCATTAGAATAAGCTATATCTACAATACCGCTTTCTGTTATATGTTCACTAAGTATTGTAATATCATTTGCAAGATATTTATCACTTGCTAACTTATATTCTGTTCGTCGAAATTTCCTTAAACCACGTTGTAAGAAAATTGTATTTGTATCAATTTTAATAGGAACACTAAAAGAACTACCATAATTAGTAGTAGGTACTGGCCGAATAGTAGAAGGAGTTAAAGCATCACCCTCAGAAGATGCCGCGAGAATAAACTCTCCATTATGCGCACCAAGCATAATCTGTTTACCTGAAACCGCCCACATGAACTTAGTAGCATCTTTAATAAGTATCTGAATACTTTCATTATCCAAACCTGTGCCAATATCAAAATCGAAATAATCTGCTGAATGACTCGACCAAATACCATTAGGTTGATTCGGAGTGGAGGCCATCCAAAGCCGTTGTTCAAAGAACCAAATAAGAGTAGGATAGTTAGCCGCCCCCCACTCCGAAGGAGTATCTTTCATTATTAAAGTTGCAACATCTACAGTAGCATCCGCAACACCACCAATAGTTGCATTGTCTATTGTTAAACCATTATCTGCCAATAAATATCCAGTGCCAGGTATTACTATAGTAACAGACGTTACATCACCAGCACCATCAACAACTACATCTGCAGCAGCATTTGCTCCAGTTCCTCCACCCAAACCAACTCCGGTATACACACCTTCAGTATGATCTCCGCCATGAGTGATATTGTCAACAGTTAAAATACCATCTTCCGTCATTTCAAGTAAACGCCACTCAGTATGAGAGTCACGTATTAACATAGATGGTAGATGATCTTTATGAACAATGTGAAGAGTAACTTCGTCTTGAGTAAATCTAATATCTCGTAACTCAGCTTCTGTATAAGTAGTAGTTACTTCAACGGCACTTCCATCTACTATTTGAGCTTGATTTCTATAAAATCTAATATAGTTATGTCCAAACTCTAAAATATAAAAGAACTCATCTTTATAAGCGAGTTCTACAAGAATAGTATCTTTAGTGCTATCTTTCACTTCTTCAACATACTTAAATCCGCCTCTTCGACTGGCTCCCCCATGAGGCTGAACTACCATATTTTCAACAGTTTTGGCTCCACTTTTATACCCCTCAAGTTCAGTCCTACCCAAAAGTCGAGGACTAATCTCACCTGAAAGAAATGAAGTTTGTATTGCATCGTATCTCATAAGTCCTCCAGATTGCCACCGGTGGCAATCCTAAAGTCTGGATTCTAACCAATCTTCAGCTTCAATATTATCAAGATCATCTTCTACTGCCCCTTGAAAACGAGCATCAGAGAGTTTAACTTCATATGAGTCTTCCATAGCTTTTTGCTTACGAGCACTATCCGTTAATGTAATTGCTGCTTCTTTAGCAATCACTGTTGACAAAACTTCACGGAAACCCTCATCCATTTCATTAGGATCTGTCACTCTATGAAGATATCGAATATAAAGAACAGTCTCATTAGAGAGAACTTTCCGTCCTTCAACTTTATATGTAATGGTAGTTGGGTAAATATCCAAAAGACGAAGACAATCAGTAGGAAGTGTAAATTGATTATCCCACTCATGATCTGGATCAGTAGTATCAGGAGCTAAGTTAGTTCTCCTAATTGCAAACTTCCACTCATGAGCACGTATTAACCAATCACGTTTCTGTTCATAAAGAGTATTGCAAGTACGAGCGGCTTTACTATTGTCATCAAGTGCAATAATAGGGTTCTCGCCTAACATGAGTAACCCCGCATTACAAATTCCAACTTCTGATGCCATTTTATCCTCCTTTAAGATTTTATCAGTCGGATTGCCACTGGTGGCAATCCGACTTGTAAAAGCTTAAAAGGTTAGAGTTAATCCATCACGTAGGCGATATGCCCTGCTACTGTATCACTCGCAGCCGGAAGTTTGATACACTTAAGAGTGATATCAATTCCTTCCTGAGAGTTAAGTAGCTTATTGCCACCGAGAGCTGCAACAGCAGCTACAGTACCAACCGCAATGGTGCCTGCGGCTTCCGTAGAAATACCATCATCCAATCCGTCTACATCAGCAGCTACAGCAACACCGTCAAGGTCCGTATGGGCCGCCCATCCAATATCTATTGTCGCTGAAGCAGTAGTAAGATTATGATATATCTGTGAAAGACCACCAATAATACGTACACGACCAGCAGGCAAACGAACCAGATGGATGATATCATTTGCCGTACCACCAGCAGCCTGAGTGTAGTCGAAATACGCAATCCTCAGTTTACCCGAGTGATCCGAAACTGCCAGAGCAACAGGAGGAGTAGCTCGGATATTGGTCAACTGAGTCGAATAATAAGGTCCAGTTGTAGCCATTATCTACCTCCTATTAATCCGGTGTCTCGTCGCAGAAAATACGGACAACTTTGGCTTCTTCCATCCGTACTGCGCCAATGGACATCCCTGCCCACACCTGAGTAAGATAATTCTTGTCAGCCCGTTCAGATATACGGGTATGAATATCTGCACCAAGAGCAAGAGTAAGTCCACTCTGTGCCCAGGCAATACAAGTACGAACATCATCATCACTGACAGCTAATCTCTGAGATCGATGCCAAGTGAACCCCATAAACTGATTAAGCTCCCCATTGACCAAAGCTTTCACAGAGTTATAATCCGCACTTGTAGCTTGCGTAATTGCAAGCATATCCTGAAGCTGTTTCGAAGCCACACAAATGTGCAGTTCTTCATCTTCATCGACATCTTGAGTCCAAAAAGCACCCTTGGCGCCGATCAACTTCGCCATTGTCATTCCGTCATTAGACGCGGATGTGCCTTGGTCATATGTTGACGGAAGAGTTGTCGCCGTTCCACCTGCGACACCAGTATAGGCCGTACCTGTGGCAGCAGCAATGATAACGTCATCCATTGATCTACCAAAGGCGTTTACTGCATTCACCGCATAAGGAGATGTAGGATCGATCAAAGTTCTGATCTGATCTTCCTTATCGACAAAATCAGCCCACACGTAATCCGTTAACGAAACTCGTCTACGGGCATGTGGAGTATCAGTCTGCGGCGTATCCTGATGGCGGGTGGTCTTTTGCTGTGCAGCAGTGGCAGCAATTTGTTCGAAAAAAGCGTTCTTTCCAACAACTGTTTCCACACGGCAAGCATTACGAAGGCGAGAACCTTTCTGCTGGCTGAGCAGTTCAACATTACCCTTGTACTGCTCAACCATTGCAGTGGTTATTTCGGTACTCATAAAACCTCCTGCCGTTTAAAATTAATGTTAGAAAATTACCTTTGCCAAGGGTAGTCTCCTAATGACAGGAGGCCCGAATTGAGTATAGATGCAGGGGCGTGGGCCTAATCTGCTTAGGGATTAATAAAAGTGTTTCGGTCAGTCGGTTCCACTTTCTTTCGTCCGTGAATCTTCTCTAATAATTGGGCGACCTTTCGAACGGTGTCCTTATGGGCTGGATCTTTAGCATCTGTATATGCTTTGGCTCGCATAAGTTCATTCTTTTGCTCCTCAAGATTCTCAGGAGTTTCGGCGATTTCGCCAGAGTCTTTATCGAGTCCAAGATCTTCCGCCATCATTTCACCAACTTTGACAAATGTCTTAATAACTGCGGGGTGACGACCTAATCCAGATTCTGTTATCAGTTGTTTTAATCCTGTTCCAGCATCCAGGGAATCTAACGCCCGATTCATCAAGACCATTTTGCCCTCGAAAGCATTACCGTATTCCGTTCTTAGAGCGACCTCAGCTTCACTGAAAGCAATTTCAGCGGTCTTCTGTAAATCCCCAACTTGCGTAGCACTTAGATTAGCAAACTCACCAAAAATACTGGTTGCTTGCTTATCACTAAGTCCATGTTTATGAGCAACATCTTTGAACCAAGTAATCTGTTCTGTCAATCCCTCCTTTAGTTTTTCATTTGTAATTGATTCAGGAATAACCATTGTATATTCCGATGATTCTTTTGGTCGTCCAAGTCTATTATAGACTTCCATAAACTCTTCATCGGTCTTTGGCATAGGAATCTTATCTCTACCAACTAACTTCTTTGTGTTGATATAAGACCGTGCCACATTGACTGGCATTGAAACCATTTCAGCTTCATCTTTAAAATCAGCAAGACTGGCATCCGCCCGAATGTCTTCAGGCAACTTAATATGCCAAGTTTCACCTTTTGCTGCTGCTGCAGCTGCTGCGGCTGCAGCCTCTTCTTCAGGGGTTGGCATCTTACTCTTCCTCCTCTGCTAAATTTGCTATCTCCTCTGGAGTTAGTTTTAAAATAGTTAATATTCGTAATATAACATTGCGTTCGCCTGAATTAAAAGCGTTAAGATAAGGATCAGGATCAAATCCGCCATCAAAAACATTGTGTGCTAAACATAAATCCCTAATGACCACTTTAACATCTGGATCATCAAGGTTGAAAACCTTACTATAAACATAAGCAAGATATCGTTTTTTAAGAAGTCGGATTGCCACTGGTGGCAGTCTCCTTATTGCATAAATTGACCTTCAGTTGCTATACCTGCTAAGTCAGCAGCTTCTAAATCTGCATCTTTAATTGCACTTCCAACACCAGCAAGACCTTGACCTGTTTTGGCTAATAATTCAGCTTGTCGTTCTTCCGCTGCTGCTTGTTGATCTGCTTTTCGTCTGGCATTTGCATCCTCCGTAGTATGTAAAAATTTTGAATTTACAGAGAACATATCAAATACACCATCGATCATTTCATCAGTATTAATCTTGTAATGAGCATCTGGTATTCTATCAAATAAGGGTTCTAATATACCAAGAGCACGAACAAGACCATTTGCTTGAACTTGTTCTTGTGCGCGTGCAATAGGTGAAGTGTATGTAATCTTTAAAGGTGCCCCCATAACTTCTTGAGGAGGCATAGGCATTTTATTTCCGTGTCTCATAAGAAGACCATACACACGTTTAATCAGAGGACCAAGAAGTTCTGATTGAATTCTACCAAGTAATGGCCCCATTAAGCGTAATTTCTCTTCAGTCCTCTGAAGCACTTCTGTTGCAGTCATTTGTGGACCCTCATTCAACTGAAGCTGATCTATAAAGAAAGCCTCTCGTATTCTTTTATGAAGTGACTCTGAATACTCAAGTCCGAAACCAGGATTTCCTGTCGGGAGCAAACCAACATCGTCTTTCGTATTAACTCGTCCCTTTCGATAATAGTTAAGACCACCTGGAGTTGTCCGAATAGGTTTAAGGAATCCTTGATCTGGAAGTAATAAAGGAGGATCTGTTGTTTTTTGAGCAGCTCTAATAGTGACTTGAGCTACTCGCATGAGCATCTTAACATCAGGCAACGTAGTATGCCCTGGACCTCTACCATACGTCTCATGAGCACTTTTATAAAAACGAGCTGCCATAAAAGGAAGTTCATCATATCCTTTTTCTTGTATAAGATGCTTACCTTTTACTTCTATATAAGCAGAAGCAAAAGACTTATTTAATGCGCTGGTAGACAGTAAATTTGCAGTTGATCTTGGCATAATAAGATGGTAACAATCAACTTTTTTGTCTAATTGATTATCATCTGCCATCTTTTGAGTATCTTCAGAAAGATTTGTTTTACCAAAACGTTCAACTAATTGCAAGACAGAACGTTGATATCGACGATAGATAGTATCCACTCTATCCTGTGAGTTCTGCACGAAATAACACTCATATAAAGGCAACGATAAAAAGAGAAGTGCATCTTCTTTAAGTTGCTCTTCGATGAAAAGGACCATATTTCCAAAGGCACCATATGACAAGTATCCTTCATGCATTGCGGTGGAAAATCCGGAAATTGATTTATTGATTTCATGATACATTGCTCTTGAAGCATTCTGAAGGTATATCTGAACGACTCGACTGGTCATAAGTTTAGGATTGACGGTTCGAAGTTCGAACCAAGGATTTGCGGAACTTGTTAGGAGGGAAAATAGACCAGAGGATAAAAGTTGATTAGCATGAATGCCAGCAGAGTCATATATTTTAGACATCCGCTTATCTCCTGGCCAGAGTTCTGTTGAAAATGCAGCATGTTCTGGATATATTCTTTCTGCAATTTCTTGAAATGTAGAATCCCAAGTACCTCTACCAGCAATTAATTGCTGATAACGTTTACAATGATACTCAATCTCTTCTTGTCTCATCCGTGCCATCGGAGGATCTCCTATTTCTTAGGAAGTGGGCCATGCAGTACCGCGTCAACATCCATTGAAATGATTTTAAACTCCTTAAGAAACTCATCTATAACAAGCCCCTTCGGAGATGCTGCTCTTTTTCGGGCTTCAAGGATGACTTCTCTCGTGAGATTTCCAATCTCCGGATTGCCACCAGTGGCAATCTTGTCTTTAGATTTCTTGCCTGCTACTTGAGTCTTCTCATCGCCGCCCATGAAATCAAAATCCTCACTCCCTTCAGATTGAGCAGCTTTTTCGGCAGTAGTTCTCACTTTTTCATCAGCCATTTTAGCTCTCCTTTAAATAATTTAAAAATCATCAACATAGAAACCAGGGCACGCACGTTGATTCCTTGTGTCTGCCTGAATTTCTTTGTTATCGGTTTTTGATGGAAAAAACACTCTACAGTTTTTCCCCAGGCATCGCCATCCCGAATCTTCGCCTGTCATGTCGTTACCTGCCCAATACATAAGACTATTACATATAGGGCACTTTGATTCACCGTCAGTCCTACACATATTTATCCTTTTCAAGAATATATAGATATCAGTATACCCACACTATACCACACTTCGTGTCACTTGTCAAGCATTATTTTTTGGCATCTCTCCTTCAAATTCTACACATAGAGGGCACAGACTGGCATGAAAAGGATCGTTTTTTGGTTCATAGACCTGACACCAATAGGGTCTTTTATCATATATTTTACATCCAGTACCCTTTTCAAATAGAGCACATGGATTATTTGTCATTACTAAAGTAATACCTCCCATATTATCCTTTACCGTTAATATGTCTCTCTTCTCATAGAAAATACGGGAGTCCATGTCTGACCATTCAAAACGTGTTGGAATCAATATTGTATGACAGCATGTACCACAATTTCTACAACATTCTGTTGCACATTCTTTGTGAAAATTACCAGTAACATCACGTACTTCCATACCACCTTCAATCTTTTCTTCACACCATCTACATAAACTTTGCATTATTGCCTCCTATTCTCCATAGCTATAATGATTACCATCACCCCATCGACCACCCCAAGTGCCTCCTAAAAATTCCCAAAATAATCCAAGAGGTTCGTGAGCTTCTGTATTTATTAAATATTTTCCATTTAAAAATAGATTTAAGTCAATAGCAAGTCGTTTATAATGAAATGATCCTTCCTTATGACCAGAGCTTGCCCATGCATCTCCAAAAGTAATTTCATAGCCTTGTTCATAGGTAAATAGAATTAGTAATGCTACCATATGAGCGAATTTAGATTGTTTTTGTCTTAGTGTCATTGCCTCCATATCCCATTTTGGTGTTGCCAATCATCATCATCATCTTTTAAGTAATCCTCCAATGGATCATATCTCTGATTTCTTAATTCTGTAAACTCTAACTCATTATACCTTTGCATTGCCACCAGTGGCAATTCGGCCATTTCAATTCTCATCCCTACACCAGCCGCAAGCTGTCTATATCCATCTGCAAAATGTTTGGCCCAATCTTTAACAGGCGAGTCTCCGAACTTCTCTTTCTTTTCATCCCACTCACGTCTGTAAGATTTGAGACCTTCAATTCCATCTTCGCAGTGTTCTTCGTCGAAGTAACATACAGGGAGAGTTTGCCGCATGACATTATGACCTTCAGACAAACCATATTTATCTGCGACTGCCATTTTCGGAATTGTGATGATATTTCGGAGACCAAGATCTTCGAAAGTTTCTCGTCGAGTTTTTCCTGTGGAATATTCATGAACTTCCACGTCATGCGGAAAGAAATGCTCAGAATAAGTGTAGGCTTTTTTATTAAGTTCATTGACATAATACCCCGCTGGCTTTCGGTTAGCATATAAACAATCTATTAATCGGATTTCTCGACCCGCAAATTGAGCAAACCAGATGGTATTGGTATCATCAAATCCAAGATCCCAAGCAGTAGTGACAGGTAAGTTTGGGTCCCAAGGAAAACGACCTATACGACCTTGTTCAGCTGCATCAGTCATCAGATCCCCGAGAATCGACCCGACTAATCCTGCTTCAAACGAGCAATAATATTCTTGTTGGATAAGCTCTTCCGGCATTCCTGACTGACGTTCTATTTCAATATCTTCTTCGGTGATAACAGGAGATCCGTCAGGTTTCCTTGTATCACGGACAGTGAGTAACTCACTAAACCATCCTGGATCTTTTTTCGCATACTGATACATTTTCCAGAGCGCGTTTTTACCCCGAGGTGTTCCATTAAACAATGCCCATCCTTTGTTTTCAAGTAATATGGGCCGTAAATAATTCCATGCAGCGGGTTTATGGAGGGAGAATTCTGAGAATATAACTCCGATAGGGTTAGTTCCCACAATTGCGTCAATGTTATCCGATCCAAGCATTCTGACGATAGATCCATTTGTCAACTCCAATACCATTTGTTGGTTTTCGCGTCGTTTAATGACACGTTCAGGGAAATGGTCTATAAACCTAAATCCAGAAGAATCCGCGCCTTCCCATATAATTAAACGCGCTTGTTTGTAGTAAGGAAGAATATAGAAATATGTACCTACACGTTTAAACGATTCACGTCCAAGTATGTTAATAAAGGACTTATCCTTACCAGCACGTCGATGCCAAATTACTACACCTCTAATAAAACCTTGTGGGAGGGCGTTGTATACAGGCTTTTGATATTCGCGGGGTGTAAAGTTATAAGGTATTTGTATTTTCATTTAAAAATATCAATTATATCAATCTCAGATTTTGGAATTGGATTGCCACTGGTGGCAGTCCCGGTGGTCGGAAACTGATCTGTCGGCTGACCAAGTTCTGACGGACCACCACCAGCAGCAGGCGCAGCTGAAGCTGGAATGGCAGGGCTGCGAGTTTCAATATTTAAGATTTTATTATCACCACCTTCAACATATTGATCGATGAGCATGATGGTAAGACCTTGAAGATCATCAGCATCGATAGATTTAGGAATCATTTTTGATAGCATCGCAAGAAATCCTTTAGGGTCAATATTAGCTTGGGAGAGTAGCCACTTAGAGCCGCCTAAAAGTTCAAATACGTCAAGAATCGCCTGGGCGAATTTCTTATTATCCATTTTTGATGTAGGTTTGCCCACTTCATCATCTCTTTTGCCGAGTGAGATGAGGGGTTCAGTGGGTTCTGCCATAAAGTCAAAATCTTCAAGTGTGCTTGTCATATGTTTGGTCCTTTGTTTGGTGGGTGGGCAACCGCAACCCACCCACCTGGAAAGGGATTTCGGATTGCCACCAGTGGCAATCCGATAGGTGGATAAAATCCACCCAAGGGAGTTTTTATTATAACATACTTTTTATTAAATGTCAAGAATTATTTTTTAAGTGGAGGAGTGAAAAATAGGGAGAAAAAATAAATTTAGAGATGTTAAAAGTTGGCATGATTCTTGCATACGGAGAAATGGTGGATTGCCACCGGGCTGTAGGGCAATCCGAAATTTTTGGCTGTAGGGTAGTATGGGCGGATTGCCACCATGAGGTGAGGAGCTTAGGGCAATCTGGTAGCTATGCGTATATAATAAGGTATTGGGGATGTCAGATAGCCGACAGTTAGATTGCCACTGAAGCAATCCGTAAAACAATGTTTTATGTAGAATAGAGATTGGACGTGTGAGGGGTTCCGTTCCTGGCGCTGGCGAAACGACACTTTGGGGGTACCCCTTCTGAAATATCAGATATTAGACATCGTATACCAGATATTAGGATTGCTACTGGTAGCAGTCCAATTGTTTAGCTAACTTAACATTAAGACATAAGTAAAACAATGTATTAGTAATCAAACCTTTTACGGTATGCTGACTAGCCGACACACTGAGCGTAGAAAATACACTGCAATCAGAAACATAGTCCGTCTTTTATTCAAGGCAGTAAAAGAGGTATCAATAAAACTATCTGTTTTTCTTGTGTCATAGTTCTGCATAGTTATCATAGTAAAACCTATTTTCTATTATAGGTTTGCGCGCGCTTTTTACCTAAAATTTCTATACTCATATTTATAATTACTTACTACTATGATAACAAGGAATAATCAATGATTACAGTAACTTAGGTATGACATAATTAAACATACGCGAATTGCTTTGGGCAAACTAACATAAAACATTGTTTTATTTTAGCTGTTTATAACACTTTGTTTTATTACATGTAATAAGACAAAATAGTGCTTGACATAATATATCGTTTTATGTGATAATAAAACCTCATGGAATGGAACCCGAACATAAACCAAAACCTGATATCTTCAATGATATCAATAACTTATGAAAGGAGTATTATGGAAAATAGTTTTTTATGTATCCATAACCAAACGGACCAAAGGCTTATGCTTCGCGAAAGTGAAGCATTTAATCTTGATATCCGGTTATGGACAAAGCACAAGTAGTAATTGAAATAAACCTTTTACCGACTGCTCATATAGGGCAGTTCATGCCCTTTGAGCAGTACACTGGAGATTAAAACTATGAGTACACAAAAAGTAGTCACGCGCAAGAAGAACGGAGAAATTAAGACTAATGAAATGGATTCTAAGGTAGTAGAAGATTCAAAAAAGAATTGGATTGATTCAGTCGTCAAAGTGGATAATATCCAGTTTGATACTTGCAAAATCCACTATGCCAACAGGTTCAACAACAGAGTCAATGACATCGTTGAGTTATTTGACTTTGGACTGTTGTTTCAACAGGCAAAAAGGTCCGTCAACAATAACAATAAAGCCTTCGGAAAGTGGAGGGAAAAGCATTTCCCAATGTTAACTAATCAATTCGTCTCCTATTCAATCAACCTAATTGTCCATAAAGACGATATCGAAGATTGGATAGAGACCACGGAAGCGGAGACAGTGAATAGGGAATATAGAAATCCCTATTCAGTCTATGTGGCTTTCAATCGGTATAAGAAAAAGATAGCCGATAAAGCACTTGAAGCAATGGTCACAAAGGTTCCCGAAGTACCAAACGTTGACGAAGTAGTAAAGGGTATCGGCACGGATACCGATACGGACATTAGAGAAATCTCTATCGCGGAACCTGTTGAAAAAACCGGCATTCCCATTGAACGGTCTGAACTGTCGAAGGAAGAAAAGGTGCAGCATTGGTTGTTTACAACCAATGCCTTAATCACCCTTTATAATGAAGAAAAAGTGAGCAAGGTACTGCACGCGGATATCAAAAAACTTGCTTCAAATTTCTTCAAACTGGTAGACAATTATAAACCTAAGAAGTGATCAGAGTATCCTTGACAATGCCTGTATGGACTTCATACAGGCATTGTATAGGCTATTGCGATAGACTGAAGTAAACCCCATACATGGAAGGAGTATAGACCATGCTTTTTAGTATCTTCGTATTCGGTATGTTACTCGTATCAGTATTATGTTTTATCATCGGTCGTATTAACGCGATGATAATATTTTTAGAGTCATAGAATTTAAGCCCGTATCATTTTGATACGGGCTTAAATTTTCATTTTATATGTGCATTCGTGCGCATATGTGTTTATATGCATATGTGCATTCGTGTACATATGTGTTTATATGCATATTTTACTGTTAGATTGCCACTGGTGACAATCTTAATTCTGGACTATATCTTAGATGGAAAAACATTGAAATTAGTGCTTGACATAGATAGCACGTTGTGGTATAATAAGTAAGATGGGAATTGTTTTAGATGATGAATATAACGTCTTATTACATGTAATAAGACACAACAGAAAGGAGGTGAGTAAATGCAAAAGAAAACGGCAAGGAGATGGCTTAACAGAAATGAAGTCAATGTCGCCCGGGCAAGACTTGGCTACTTTTCAGATACCAAGAATAAAGCCATTATTAAACATTGCAAGAAATGCATGAGCAGAGTATTAAGGAGGAAGTAATGCTACCATATGTTTTCACATTTTTCCCAAACCTTAGACCAATGCGCGGCTGGTGCTGTGATCGAAGTTATGCTTACATGGACGATCATAGCTGGCTGGATGTCAGATTAAAAGATATTATTGAAGTGCATAGTGGATTTGTCACAGATGATAATATTGATTTTCGTAAACCTCCATGCCAGCTTGAATGTCGCTTCATCATTCTCGATGGCTTGCAACGCATCATGGATGGTCTGTATCACTGGCCACCACATTGGGCAGAAGCACTCATCGATTCCGGCGAAAGATACATTACTTGCTGGACAAACTATTATGAATAGATTGCCACTGGTGGCAATCTGAAAGGAGGTAATAAAAGATGACAATAATCGTCACAAAAATTCCTATTCCATACTCATCACATATGGAATACCAGATGCGGTTTTTCTGGCAACAATGGCGTGAGAATCATTATTATATTGAAGGCAGACAAGCTGTTCTGGACGATTGGAGAAAAGGCCGATTATCTATCCTATTAACTCAAGAGGAGATTTCAAAAGCAAGAGAAGAAGCAGATAGGCACATAAAAAAATCTAATACTCGGGAATTAGCAGATGAACTATTAAATGATGGTTGGCATATTAAAGGGAGGTGATAAGAGATGGCAAAGAGTAAATTTGAAATATTGATGAATGCTGAAGGATATTCTGATTCAATAGAATTCATTGAGCAAGAATGTATGGGCTTTGGAATGCGTGTTGGTGTTCCTGCAATTTGCACGAATGAGGGATGCGATTATTCCACCGACATGGAGCCAGATCAAGATCGTGGTTGGTGTGATGAATGTGAAACCAACAGCGTGGTGTCTGCGTTAATATTGGCAGGAATTATTTAGGAGGAATAATGACAACACTATTCGAAGATGCGTTAGAAAGGTACACTGTACTAAAAAGAATTGTGCTGTGATGTACTGGATCACTAAAATCGAGCTGAAAAAATAATACTTGACATAGTCTCCAGAGTATGATATGGTATAGTATGAAGCTGGAAAAACTTCCCCACACTTTATACTATACCATCACCTGAGATTGCTACTGGTGGCAGTCTGAGTTGATAATCCTATCATATTTTCTGTCTTATTACATGTAATAAGACACAACTAATGAAGGTATTGTGACATCTACTACATCAGAAATTCGTATGCGTATGAAGGAAGCAGACTTATATTTACAGAATATAATTCTTCCTGCAATACTATCTGTACGGGATGAAGTAGTTAGTGCGTTAATGAAGAAGTTAGAACTAAGGATAGCACGAAAGGAGGTGGTACAATTACTTAAAAATAGGCTTGAACAGATTGCTACCAGTGGCAATCCTGGCAATAACCCTTAACCAAGAAAGGAGGCATTATATGCCTTTTATTACAGCTAAGTTGATAGAGATCGAATCCAACCCGTTCCGTAATCCTGAAAGCTATGTTTTCGATCAGCCGAAAATTGAGAGCTTGAAGGAGAAAATTGCGGACACATCTTTCTGGGAAAATCTCCTGGCAAGAAAAACTAAGGATGGCCGGATTCAGCTGGCATATGGGCATCACAGAATTGAGGCCCTTCGACAATTGCTGGCTGAAGGAATGACCGAATTCACTGAGATCAAAATCAATGTGCGCCCGGAAACACAACTGACCGATGAGCGCATGTTGAAGATCTTTGCGAATGAAAATGCAGATGATTGGGGAGAAAATCCTCAGAATCTCTGCATGACGGTAATTCAACTCCAGGCCCATTTGACGAATCTGCTGGCGGCGTCGAAAGACAAGGAACAGTTCCTCAAGAACGTCGGAGATCAAGGCGCATTGAAGGTTGATGACCGGAGTTTTACCCGTATGAAAAATCATGGAGTTGGTGCCAGTGTCATTGCTTCATTCCTGGGCGATTGCTGGTCAAGACAGACCATCCATGATGCGTTGCAAGTCATCGAGAATGATGAAGCGACATTCAAGCTGGCGCAGCAATTACCCAATGTAACGCTAGCCAATCGGTTCCAAAAACTCGTCACCAAAACAGAGTCCGGCAAAGGTCAAAGTAAGGTGATGGAAATGTTTCCCGAAGATGTTCAGCGTAAGGTCCAGGATAAAATCCTGAAAAGCAGTCTTACCCGTGCTGAAGTAGAGGATGCCATCAAAATCTCCAAAGGAAAAGGTGAAGGTCCGGACCCGATTTCAGCCATCAATGAAGTGGTTGAGAAAAAGAAAGCCAAACTTAAGGCAGCCAAAGAGCAAGCGGATGCTTTGAAACCTTCGCCCAAGGAACCCCATGAGAAAGTCCTGGTTGCCGTTGATCGAGTGATCGAATTAATTCGCAAAGAACGTGTGAATCTTAAAGAGGATCATATCGATCAGATCGAAGCTGCAATGGAGCTGGTTCAAGAAGAACTGGACAAGGAGCCGGAAGTTGCAGACATGTTTATCGAAGGTACTGAAGGTGAAGGTGAAACACCTGTTAGTGAAGAAGCTACTGCCTAATTTTCTCATTGGTTATCCCTCAAGCAGACTGCCACTGGTGGCAGTCTGCTTCTTACTACACTGATAAAGGAGATAAATATGCCAGGAAAACATGCGTATTTTGCACCATCTGCATCTCCTCGCTGGCTTGCCTGTCCAGGCAGTCTGGCTCTCTCCGAAGGTATCGAAGAAACCACTTCTGTATATGCCCACGAAGGTACTGTATGCCATGAAGTCTCAGCAAGATGTCTCAAAGAGAATCTAACAGCCGATGACTTCTCAGGTGAAACTATCGATGGAGTTTATATGGAGTCTGAACTTATTGAAGCAATTCAAATGTATATTGATGAGGTCAGAGGTCAGACCAAGGAGCTTGGAGTCAAAGGTGGTAAAATTGAACACACGGTCGAAATAACAGAGGATTGTTGGGGTATGCTGGATGCCATGATGTGGAATGATGAGTGGCTGCTCATAGCAGACGCTAAGTTTGGTAAAGGTGTTATAGTTGAAGGTGATACTCCGCAAATGAAAGTTTATGCTATTGGAGCAATGAAGTGGCTTCAAATGGAGTATAGCATTGCTCCTCAAAAAGTCAAAACCTTAATCATTCAACCACGAACAGTCAATCCTATTCGTCCAGTCGAGTATACTCGGGAGGAACTGATAAAGTGGTATATGAAAGTTCTTAGACCAACAATGGAAGCTGTGAAAAATGGAGCAGTTAAATGCGTACCTGGAGAGACTCAATGTCGTTGGTGTCCTGCGGCTGGTGTATGTACCGTTCAAGCGGAGTTCGCTATCCGTGAAACAGAACAAGCATTCAAGCCCTATACGGAAGTGGAGACTCCACCACCACCTGCTCCCGATCCTCTTATGGATTTAATAGGTATGGCGAACCTCCGTAAAGCCTTTGGGTTTATTCGAGACTGGATGAATAACATTGATGCTCGGTTACTGGAGGAAGCTATCAAAGGTACAGAAATCCCAGGTCTTAAGTTAGTTCGTGGCAGAGCAAATCGAAAATGGAAAGTTTCCGACTCTCAAATTGCTGCTTTTCTTAAACAGCATCAAGTTGAACCTTATGAAGAGAAGCTTCTGTCTCCCGCGAAAGTAGAGAAGGAAATGGGTAAGAAGAAATCTGAAGGTGTAGGACTGGCAAACTACATTACTACTCCACTTGGTGCTCCGACACTGGTTGATGAAACAGATAAACGACCAGCAATGGAGGTTAGTGTAGAGAAACAGTTCGAAGAGTTTGTGGAAACGACTGTTATTGTTGAGACTGCTACCAGTGGCAATCCAGAAGAGTTTGAGGATGGATTGAAACCATTAACTCTTATGCAAAAATTGTCTATGGCTGACATGGAAGATGATCCACGACCTGATCCAGATCCAGAAGATAAACTTGATGCAGTTGATGAACTCTTCGGAGGAACCAGTGCAATAGACATAGAAGAAGCATCAAACATGTTTGGTGATTTTTCTTCCTCTGAAGAAGCAGCAACAGTCAAGACCAGAGAGACAGAATCTGAAGATCGAATCATTATTCAATCCGCAACACTATCAGACAAAATCTTGCCGCCAAAAAAATCCACTAAACGTCATCAAGTATTAACAATGGGGAAAGGAGGTGTATCGTTAGAAGAAGTGGCTAAAGCACTTGGTTGTGGAGTTAATAGTGTCAAAATGCACATTCGTTATCTTCACGAACGAGATGGGTATGGTTATGAGCTGTACTCGGATGGTACTTTTAAAATCACAGAGTAGTATAATTCAGAGTCCTCACTATGCAAAAAGACCCTTTCGGAAATGTTTCGGGATTCAGGAGAAACTGACTCAGGTTTCTTTTAACCTTTAACTGCCGACGAGAGTGGACGTTCAACCTGTCTGTTGAAAAGGGGAATGACTCTCACCCACTGAAGGAGGCAATTATGCCTGAAAAAGAAGATAATTGGGAACACAGAAGTGAAGGGATGTCTTGTGCTACTTGTATGTGGTTCGTTGACAAAAGTGGTAAAGCAGCGATCATCAAAGTCGGTCGATGCAGACGCCGCTGTCCCACTATGAGTGGTTATCCTGTAGTATTCTTATCTGATTGGTGTGGAGATCATAAATTGGATGAGGATAAAATTTAAAACAAACTATCAACTTTGGAGATTATCATGGGCGAAATGGCAGATGAACATATTGATTACTTACTTCAGCAAGCATTGAAGACAGGTGATAGCTTAACGGCAATGCCTATGTTTGAACCTACTTTCGCCGAATATAAAGATCAACAAACCATTAATTTTATTAGAGCACATAAGGAGGATTTTATTATGCCAGAAGGATTTACAATTGATATGGATAAAAAGAAATGTGTTACGCCGGTTTGTAGGGGTTCTTATGTCAATATTCTTGAACCTCGACAGTTACCGGACAGTGAAAAATTGGCCTGGGGTATGCAATGTCTGTTCCCTAAAACTGATCCTATTGTTGCAGCATGGATCAAAGCACTTAATCCCTTGTATGGTAAAGTGCTGATAGATAAATTTGGGGAAGGTAAAGCTCAAGAGATTGCAAAGCAGATATCCATACTACGTTCATTCCCTATAAGGGATGGAGATAAAGCAGAAGATACTGCTAAAATCTCAAACGCTGATCAATTGGTCGGTCACTACTTCATGAACACAAACAATCAGTTCAGGCAGCCCTACGTGATCGGACCGATGGGTAAACCTGTTAATCCAGAGGAATTAACACCAGATGATATCTACTCTGGAGCATGGTATCGTGTTATGCTGGAGTTCTGGTATTACGACAAGGCTGGTAACAAAGGTATCAGTACCAGTATAGCAGCACTCATGAAAGTCAAAGACGACGTTAATCTTGGCGCAGGAACCACTACCCGAGAAGCATCTGATGCTTTTGGGGACTTTGCTGGTGAAGCGGCATCTATTTTCACAGGTGAAGAGGATGCTGGTAAAGACGCTGGTGAGCCTGATCCAACAGAAGATTTTGACTTCATGTAAGAAGTGCTTATGAAGTATATGAATCGTGTTGTGAGACTGGCCAACACAAGATCATAATCATCATCGGAGCCACTGGTAGCAGGAGACTGCTACCAGTGGCAATCTTAAGGAGGATAAAATGGATTTACATGAAGCATATGAAAATTTAAAGAAGGCTCTGGATCATAAAATTGAAAGTGCGGAAAAAATGTCAGAAAATCCTGCGGTAGCAGATATGTTTATGACACGGGCAAATACATTCGATGAAGCTAAAATGATAATGGAGTACTATTTAGAAGAGGTGATTAAGAAATGACAACTAAACTATGGCTTGACTTCGAAACTTACTGCGATCTGGATATTAAGAAAGTAGGATTGTATAAATACACAGATCATTCTTCATTTAAAGTATGGTGCGCAGCCTATGCTTTTGATGATAGTCCAGTAAATTTATGGATTGCTACTACTGATGGATATTCTCGTAGAGGTCCAGGCGCACTGTTTGATGCAATTGCAGATCCTGATATAAAAATTTATGCGCATAATGCAGAATTTGAATGGCAGACAATAGAGAATACCCCACAACTACCCAATAATATACCTCTTAATAAATTCGTTGATTGTATGGCACTCGCAGGAACTTTTGGATACCCTTTAAAATTAGATAAATTTGTCAAAGCTGTTGGTCTTCCTTATGGAAAAACTGCCGGATCTACTCGGCTTATAAATAAATGCTGCACTCCTCAAAAAAGAACTGCATTCAATCCTTCTGGTAAACCTAACCCTTCTAAAAATCCAAAAGACTTCAAAGAATTATATGAATACTGTATGAATGATGTGGAGATTATGCGTAAGGCAATCAAACGTTTACCTATGGAAGAACTGTTACCATTAGAACAATATATCTGGCAACATGTAGTTATGCAAAATTGGAGAGGTATGCCAGTTGATATTGAAGCAGTTAATTCTATTATTTATATGCTTCGACAAAATAAAATAACACAAGAAAATAAACTTCAAAGTATTACAAATCAAAAAATTCAAACAGGTAAACAGACTGCTAAGATAAAGGAATGGCTTAATGAAAATGGTTGTAATATTTTAAATCTTAAAAAAGAGACTGTTGATAAATGGTTAGGACCAGACAGAGAAATACCTACTAATTGCATAGAAGTATTAGAATTACGTAAAGAACTTGCTCTTAGTAGTACAGCAAAATTTGATAGAATCGCTGAAGGTTGTCAAAAAGATGATAGAGTAAGAGGTAATGCAGTATATTTTGGTGCGCACACAGGCAGAAATGCAGGTCGTGGAGTACAGATACATAATCTACCAAGAGCAAAACATGATAATCCAGAATATATAATTGAACTTTTTAACTCCAGACGTATAGAACATATACGCCTGAAATTTCCAAATATAACTAATACAGCTAAAAAATTAATACGTCCAGTAATTAAAGCAAGTCCAAGTTATAAACTATTAATTGTAGATTATAAGAGTATAGAAAATGTCATACTTCATTGGTGCGCTAATGATACAGTAACAACAGAAGAATTTAAACAGGGACTTGATCAATATAAAACTTATGCTGCTGCTCGATTCGGTATTAAATATGACAATGTAACTAAAGATCAAAGAACTTATGCAAAACCTTGTGTCTTAGGTCTTGGTTATGGAGGTGGACCAAATGCTCTTATGCGTGTGGCTGGTGACTATGGTATTATATTAGATAAGAAAGAAGCACAAAGAGATGTGAATTTCTATCGTAATAAATATAAAAAGGTGTGTGATCTATGGAGCGATGTATTCGTAAAGGCTTATGAAGCTGTTATTTCAAAAGATCCTCAAATACTATTAACAGGCTCTACTCGCTTGGAATTCCGGTCAGCCGGAGGATACTTATTCATTCTCTTGCCTTCAGGTCGGCGTTTGTCCTATCCACAGGCTTTGGTGAACGCCGAATGGTCCATCCAAGTGAATGGAAACAATGTTCCAATGACCTCAAAACTCTCCTATATGGGAGTAAAGAACAACACATTTCTCAGGGTTGGCACCCACCCAGGATTACTGGTAGAAAATATTGTTCAAGCAATGGCGAGAGACATATTGATGTACGGCCTGCTTTGCGCAGAACAGGCTGGCTATACAATAATAGGTTCCGTTCACGACGAAGGTATTGCAGAGGTTCCTGAATCTTCTTGTATGAATTGGCAGAGCATGGCATATTTCATGTGTACACTTCAACCTTGGGCTAAGGATATCCCAATTAAAGCAGAAGGATATGAAGCTCAGAGATATAGAAAGGATTGATATGTTAGAAACTATTGAAGATGTAATGACTGCACAACGAATGTTAATTTGTCATCTTGATGATATGATAGAACAAGGATTGGAATTAGCAGTTTATGTTTTCCGATATCCAATTAAAGATCTTCAAGTTATAAATTATAGAGATGTACCAGTCCGTAAAATACTATTTCATGGTGAGCTTATGCTTAGCATTGAATTAAAACCTAACTCGTTAGATCATAACACCGTTGATACTTGGATTGACGGTGAACTTTCAGATCTAATTAAACTTTCCAGATCGCCACTGGTGGCAGTCTGAAAGGAGGTGATGACATGAGTTTAGAAGAACAAATCGAATTAATTGAAGATAGGGTACGAAAGATAGATATGACTATTGAAGGAGGAGTTGATGATATAGTAACTACTCTCAAACAACTTATTGAAGTACTTAGAAACATTAATACAGATATACAACAAATAAGGAAGTAATCAGATGTCAGCTAAGATATTAAGAGGGCCGGGAACTTACTTAGACTATAATGTTAAAGGAGTAGAATATGTCATAATATATCCTGACGGAGAAACCGAGAGTTATGTGGGAAACGGGGAGACTGTAGCACCTATTGAACCCCGTAAAAAACTCCCGATGATAATAAAAGAGAAAAAAGGAGGTGATTGAATGAAAGGATTTAAAGAAATACTCTCAATGGCTCATGTATCTAAGTTAGAACATCAAGAATTTGTACAAATATGCAGCGATTGGGGATATTTCTGTAGTAAGATTTCACAATTCGATAAAGTCAAAGTGTTGAAGTTAATGAAGTACTTAGTAGATGAACGACCGAAAAGCAGACGACTTTTGGCAAGAACTATCGGTCGATTTAATCGATTGAATGCATTAAAGAAGGAGGATTTATTGTGAAAAGAACACAAAAGAGACAGAGTGAAAGAGATATTGAAACATATCTATGTGATGAAGTAGAATCAATGGGTGGTCACGCATATAAGTTTACTTCTCCAGGTAGACGTAATGTACCTGATAGACTATGCGTTCTTCCAGGTCTTGTGTTCTTTGTAGAGTGTAAAGCACCTGGAGAATCACCAACTAAGGCCCAAGAGCGAGAGTTAAACAGACTGGCAGAATTAGACCAATGGGTATTTGTAGTTGATAGTAAGACTGGAGTTAGAAAAGCATTAAATAAAATAAGGGGAGTAATGTGTGATGACTAAATGGTTTATCTCATATAAGTTTGTCGAGTCAGATTTTTTATTAGAACAAATAATGGCTGAAGGTTTTGGAGTTGTCATTACTGACGTATCTCCTGCTCGATGGACATTATATGCACGGATAGCAATGAACCGAGAACATTATGTTCTATACGCAGAAGAGATTAGTCCAGCGTTAGCCGTTGAAATGGTTCATGGTGGAGCTGGAGTTCCTACTTCATATTTTAAGGAGACAGATCAGGATGAAGATTTTGACATTGGATGACCTACATAAGTATGAAAAGAGAGCTATAATTGAAGCCATTAATCTTAAATATGCAGCTCTTTTTTTAGGTACAGGACTCGGGAAAACTATCATCGCACTAACTATAATAGACCAGTTATTAAAACGTAAATGGATTAAAGCAGCTTTAGTGATAGCCCCTAAAAAAGCTGTTTTTAACACTTGGAGACAAGAAGCACAGGCTTGGAAACATACTCAATATTTAAGATTCAATTTAATTCATGGTGACGCCGCAGTAGGAGCCAGTGAACGTGTGAAACGCTTTGCTCTTATGTCACCTGCTCATATATATCTTATAAATTATGAAGGTATTTCGTGGTTAGTAGATACATTAGATACTCAATACCATGATAGACTCTTACCTTTTGATCTTGTTGTGTATGACGAGTCTACTTAAATGAAACATTCCACTACTCAAAGATTTAGAAAATTTAAACGATACATGGGTAGGTTTAAATATAGATATCCAATGACAGGAACCCCCGTGCCTAATGGAATCATGGATTTGTTTGGACAAATTTATACAATGGATCTTGGACATAGCTTAGGTCAGAACATCACCAGTTTCCGCAAACGTTTCTTTACTGCAATCCCAATGGGTAATTTCTCAAAATATATACCATTAACTGGAGCCAAAAAAGCTATACGCAGACGTATACAAGATCGTGTTATCTATATGAAAAAAGAAGACTATGTTGAACTACCTCCTATTCATTACAATGCAATGTATTTAGACTTACCTGAACGATTACGAAAACAATATGATGAACTTGAAAAAGAATTTTTCCTTGAATTAGAAGAAGCTAAAATCGAAGCCTTCTCAAGAACATCATTATCTATGAAACTAAGACAGTTTATTCAAGGTAGAATATATCAAGGGAAAGGAGACAGACGGAGAACAATATTAATTCATGATGAGAAGTTACAAACGTTAAAAGAAATGGTAGATCTTAGACAGAAAGGAGGAGCAAGAATATTAGAAGGAATAGGAAATGCTATCATAGCATACAATTTTCAGTTTGAACGAGAAGATTTAAAATCTATCTTTCCTACTGCACCACACATTGATGGTTCTACTACAGAAAAACAAGCTATGAATGCAATCCAAGAGTGGAATATGGGTATACATAGCGTGATGTTATATAATCCTGCTAGTGACCCACATGGATTAAATCTTCAATATGGGGGCAATCAACTATTATGGTATGGATTGACCTGGAATTTGGAGCATTATATTCAACTGATAGATAGATTATATCGACAGAGGCAAGAGAAGCCAGTATTTGTACACCATTTATTATTCAGGAATACAGTAGATGAAGTAATATATGCGGCGTTAATTGAAAAGAATCGAACACAAACCAGTTTACTGGAGGCATTAAAACAATATCGTGAGACTGCCACCAGTGGCAATCCAGAGAGGAACAGAGGATGAATCAGAAACTGAAGAAGATCAAGGAGGTAAGAAAACAAATAAATGATTTGACAGCCCAACTTGAATGTTCTCTTATAATACAAAAATTATTTCCAAATGCACAATGGCCAGTGTTCACCAGTATCTTCCAACATAATGACACAAGAGAGTTTCTTTTCAGAATCAGAGATAGTAATCACAGCATCAAAACATTAACAATAAAAGAAACTCCTGTGATTCTATTACAAAGACCCCACATACAAAAGGCATGTGAAACCAATCCAACACTTAATCAAATCATAAATAAAGGAAGAACATTTGAGGAAATACGTAATGGAGGATAAATTTCACATAACTCTGGTTCGATCACGAATACAGAATAGACCGTATACCAAGATAGACGGAACTTATAGTGGTCCAACATGGAATAACAATATTGGACTTCAGACCATAGAAAATACTCCAGAAGCTGCACTAAAAATACTTCAATTACTTCAAAACAAAATTGATACATGTATGGTAATGGGGACTGCTATTCGTCCCGAAATCATAGATACAGATCGAAAACTAACAAATTTCAAAGAAGAACCAATCACTATGTTGGTATTAGATCTTGACAAATATGCATCTACCAATATAAAAACATATGGAAAGGAAATAAAATACTTTAATGCTGTCGAAGATGCAGATACTTTCATTAAAGACTACCTTCCACCAGAATTTCTAAACACTACTTACATCATACGTTTCAGTAGTTCATTTTTAATTGGCATTGATCCATACTTACGATGTCATCTTATATTTCTCCTTGAAGAATCACAATACCCAAGAGAAATTGGAATGTGGATGAAGCATGATAATATACCCACCGATGCTACTTTCTATTTCAATCTTACTCAACCTATTTTTACAGCTTCCCCGATCTTCCGTAATATAGTAGACCCTTTAACTTTAACAGGAGAGAACTTTCCACGAATCAGTATGGTAAAGAGAGAACACTCTCATGTTAAAGGAAACTGGCAACCTTATTATGTTCCTCAATATTCTGAAAGACTTGACGTATCTAATCTTCCATCAGCAAGCAGACTTCCTGGAAAAATAGGATCTTTTTGTAGAGCCGTTAAAACTGATGCTGCTTTGATACAACTTGGATATCAGGACAAAGGAGATAATAGATACCTTGCTCCACAGTCAGACACAGGTGTACCAGGAGTTATAATTTTTGATAATGGATATGTATTCTCCCATCATGAAGGAGATCCTATTAACACTATCTCTGCTAAAATTCATAATTTCAAGCGAAGAAGTTTAAACTCATATGATCTTATAAAAGGGTGGGCGTTACTTATGAAAGATACAGATCCATCTTTCATAAAAGAATTTGAATTTATGATGGATCAGGCTATCCTTAATGATGCTGCTTACCAAGAAGAAATTCAACAGGAGTTATTACTAAGAACAGATTGGCTAATTGAAAGTGGTTATGAAGGTCAGAATCGTAAAATTATTGATGGTCTGTTAAGAGATATACATAGTATGGGCGTGTCTGGTATGGTTAGAGAATACTTATTTAATAGTATTATTAATAAAACCAAGAAGATAACAAAGAAAACTTTAGAATCTACTTGGAATATTATTAAAAAAGATAAAGCCTTTGATAGAGATTCATTTGATCCTGATGCAAATCTCAGAAATATGGCAGGACTACTTAAGAAACAGCATATTATATATTCTCATCATAAAACTATGAACGGTGATTTTTGGTGTTACTTTAGTAAGTTAAAAATTTGGAAGAGGTGTAATCCTTCACAAACTCAAGCATTTATTTATAACCATATTCATGCAGCATTACCAGTTAAAATAGAAATAGATTTTTATAAAGCAGAACAACTAACTAAAATTATTATGAGAGATTGTTGTTTATCTATTACAGACTTTAGAAGAGGATTGGGATGGGCTTTTAAAGGTGGTCGTTATGGAATTCTTATGGGTAAGCTATTTTCAAAAGAAGGATGGGCACTCAATAATAACATTAAGACTCTAAATAAAGGCGATCATATTTATAAAGAGTTACCTATAACATATGAACAATGGAAAAATCGTAAAAAAACACCCGAACAATATATAGATTTTTTGCTGGCATCTTGTGAAGAAGATGTCGAATCAGTAGAATTAATTCGAGAATATGGTGGATATGTAATAGCTGATTCATACTTCTTACATAAAATGTTAATATTAGAAGGAGTACCTGGGAGTGGTAAGAGTATTCTTGCTAAAATTTTTCAAAACTGTGTTGGATCATCTTTTCATTCTGCTGTTTCAATTGATAAAATAGCAGGAAGATTTGGATTAGGAGATCTTCCCGGTAAAAAATTAGCAGTAATGTCTGAAGCAAGAGGAGCGGATTTTGGAGTACTTAGATCTCTTGTACCTATTCTACTAAAAATTATAGGTCAAGATTATATAGATACTGAAGCAAAGCATAAAGATGCAATGTCTGAATTATTAGAATGTAAAATCTTTATGATGACAAACAGAACTCCAGTTATACCAGACGACACAGGAGCATTGTCTCAAAGACTTATGATGATCAGATTTAATAAATGTTTTAGAGGTACTTCTGAAGAAATATTAGGATTAGATAGACAAATAATGACTGATGGACTTGCGAGTATTATTCATTGGCATCTTAAGGGACTTGAACGATTAAGTAAAAGAAGATATTTTATAGAACCCCGCTCTGGAATTACTGCTAAAAGAGCTTTAATGGAACAGATAGATCCACTTAAAAGTTTTGTAGAAACTTTCTTTGATCTAAATATGAAAAGTAATCCACATAATTGGATCATACAAAAACTATTTATCAGATATTTTAGAGCATACTTAGAAAGATTAGGACAGTATAATCCAGAAAGGAGGCACTCAATAGAGAAGCGAGCTTCAATTCGTAATTTAAAATCTCTATATCCAGCTATTCGAAAACAAAGAATGGCAACAGAAGAAGGAGAATACAAATGGAAATTAGTTGGACTTTGCCCAAGGATAGACTTGAGTTTTGAGTTTGTCGATGAACTGGAAAGAACACAGTAGACTGCCACTGGTAGCAGTCTGGAAGGGAGAACAACAATGACTGAAAGAGTAGACATAATGTTAGCATATGCTTTCACACAGAAGTATTGGGATAGACTAAATAAACCTGTAATTGTCCAACCAAAATTGGAAGGAGATAGATTAAGGGCTATAACTGGTGGATCAAGAAATACTACACTCCTAAGTTCCGGCGCAAAAGAAAGAGTGAGTGTCCCCCACATACGAAAAACATTATTGATTTCTCCAATACAAGAAGTTGAATTAGATGGTGAGACATATGTTCATGGTATGAAGCATAGTCAAATAAGAAGTATAGTAGGTCGAACAAAAAATATACATCCATGCTATAAAGTTATGCAATATCATGTATACGATTTAATAAATAATGAAGTTCAGATAGATAGGCTTGAAAGATTAGTATGCATATTCGAAGACATTCCTCCTGAAATTATAAAAATGGTTTCCTATAAACTTGTAGAAACTCTCAATGAACTTCAGACTGCATATGAAGAATATCTTGCAGAAGGATACGAAGGAATTATAATACGAGATCCTTATGCAAAATATGTCAGACGCAAAACAAATAATATGCTAAAGTTAAAACCAAGACTCAGTGAGTATTTCACAATTGATGATGTAATAGAGGAACAAGATTTATCAGGAATACCTAAAGGAACATTCGGAGCTTTTGTATGCATAACTCATGATCAAACTGAATTTTTTCGTGTAGGTTCTGGTCCAACAAAAATACAGAGAGATTTACTCTGGAAATATCGTGAAGATCTTAAAGGACATGAAGTAAAGATACGCTTCCAGAATTATACTACTGCCAGAAGCGTACCTAAAATGCAATCTATTGATAAAGAATGGTTGAAAATTACACAGAAACTTCTATCTTCTTCATAGTTCTACCTTCTGCGAAGGCATCTTTACCACCGAATCTGACAGCCTCAAAATAAGTAGTGGATCTATGCAGTCGAAGTTTATCAAGCATTTCATCTTCCATTCTTCCTACCTTCGGAGCTATGAGAATAAGAACTTTCATGTTCCAATCGAATACCATGTCTGCTATGAATCTGTCCTTTTCTATTTTGCCCTCGTTATACATCCAGTCATGAATCTGACAAGCAAGAAATACAGACTCACCATACATAGTATCAGGAACAAACCAATCCCCAATACTTCCTGGACCACAACCACCAGTTTTTTTATCAATTTCTTCCTTAGATGCGTTGATATAAGACATAGGAACGAGGAGTTCCCATCCTTCTACATCTACTAATTGTAAACTAAAGCATCCTGCAATCATAATATTTTACCTCCTATTCAAGAACATCATATCGGATTTCCAGTCCCCAGGTTTTTGCATTACCGTTTGCCAATGCGAAATCAATCTCATCACTACGCCGCCCAAGCCTTATAATAACTTGTTAAGCCATTCAAGTCTTATCAGCACTAAGATGAATTCGCATTTCTCGAATAGAGAAAAGTTTACCTGGTGCTAATGTTTCTGCGAGAGCACCCGCACCAGTTGCGTGTAACCATTCACTTTTTGTGTGGTTTGGTGATGCGTAAGCACTTGCTACCTATGTCATAATCATTCTCCTTTCTTTATTTATTCTTCATAAGTTATTGATTCAGTTGTGACCTCTGCAGCAAATGTTTGCCAAAGTTTAGAAGTCATCTGTCTTTGATATACTTCTTGAACATGTGTTGTCTTAGTTATATTTAAAAAGGACATTACCATATCTTGTAACTTCATTTCATCAGAAGTAATAATGTCATCCCACTTATCTGAAGGACCAAATTTTATTTCAAACTCAGTACATCCTCTCTTGAGTTTAGCTAACAGATTGCCACTGGTAGCAATCTCAGATTCTCTAAACTCTTTTAGACATTTAAGTCCTTCTTGTTTAGTTCGATGATAAAAGTAAGCACCATAATCTCGTTTAACATAATAACGAGTCTCGATACCGAGTTTACATTCTTCATACTTCCAGTTGAGCATGAACTTATACATCTCATACAGAAGTTCAATAGTAGGAATAGTGACAAGCACTTTCCAACACCCAAGACAAGGATAAGGAAGGATATCAAGATACTTAAACATCACTCGTTGGTATAACATGCAATGACGCATACCTGAACGAAAAGGCCAGAGCCACGGCCCATCCCGAGTTATATTCTCACGAGTGATATGAACTTTTCTGTCCTCTACATCCCAATAAAATGCTTGGGGTTGTTTAGCCACCAATCTATTATGTAGTAATTCGACTGGGTTGAAGTCTTCAGGTTTCATATAAACTCCTTAGATATTATAATTTATGAAAAAGAAATATCCTTGAAAGAGAAAATAAAAACTATCCCTATAATAACTGTAAGCTGTAAACATTGTGAATATCGGATAAAATTGACATTTAATAGCATATAACACCACAAAAATGATGACAAAATTTTTCATCGTATTATTTTATGATTCCATACTTTATACACAAGTAAAATTGCGATAAAAATATAAAAAATATTAATTCCCACAGGAAACCAAGAAGGAAATACATCCATCCTATTTTCAAAAATGAAAGTTCTGGTTCCAATTGAGTAAAACAACATTAAAGAAAATACCAATCGTAATAAAATTCTTTTATATGATAGTCTTTTCCACATAAAAACTACACTTGAAAAAAGAAACACACCTGCAAACAAACCAGCATATTGGGATACGTGAACATACCAAGGAGTACCAAGAAATTCTGCTCCTACTGTGGCTGCAATAATACCAAGCATAGCCATCATCATTTTCAACGATGTCTTATTAAGCATTTCAAGTTGAACTTTGATTTCTAAAATACCTGCAAAACAATGAAGACAGGTTACTTCTTTTTCCTCCGCCATAATTATATTCCTTAAAATAAAAATTATTCTGGAAATTCAGGTAATAGAGTAGTCCATATTTTATGATTTGCAATCAATGTTACGTAATCAGGTGCTGCTGTTACCTGAAGAGAAGGACGTATATCTTGTACCCAAGCCAATTTAAGAGCTGCAAGATAATCTGTCATCGCATCAGCCTTACCTGTCTTACTAAATTCAATGTAGATAAGACGACGAGCAATTGCTTTGGCTCCATAGTTATCCATCAATTCATTCTCTACTTGAGCGAGCAATTCTGTCCGTTTACCTTCAACATTAATAAGAGCTTCGGTAACAGGAGTAATGATATACTGCTCATTTGTCTCTTCAACGGTTTCACCGATTTGACGGAAAAGAGTACTATCGAAATTTTTGCGTACCACCTCTTTGATACCAAGAGCAATGCGTTCCTCCTGTCGGTGAGACTGATAAATTGTTTTAGCATACTGATTATTATCAATCAGTAAACACGGATTTCCATTAATAATAAGTCCACAAGGAACCCAATTAGCTCCTTGTTTTCTTAATATCCCTTCTGGTACTTTGTATTCTGACATTTTATTTCTCCTTTGGACTGCCACTGGTGGCAGTCTAACTATCTTGCATTACTATATGGCCCGAACTGCTCTGCCCATGCGAAGCCTACATAAAGCGCAGCATTTGTATTATAATCTCCATCTGTATCCCTTATCTTCAACCCCTGCGCTAATATATCCAACGGTCCCTTAGTTGCCTCAGCGGCAGTGTCATCAAGCACCAATGTTTCTGTTTCAACAGGGTTGTAAACCTGAGTTTTCCCATTGTAGAAAAGCCAGCTATCCGCATTCGGGACTTCCTTGATAAAATATATAATACTCCTGAACCCCAAAGGCACATATGGCCCATCTGCGTTTCCGTTCCCGGTGTAGGCAAAGGCTTTGCAAAGACCGGGGATGTCGGCGAAAAGGTAGGCTATATGATCCTTACCACTTTCATTATTAATACTTGTTTCAACAGTAAACTGCGTTGATGTAGGAGCTGTATCATTCCACATTGTATCATTATCAGAAAAAGCCAAATTTTGATCTAAGAACCCATAATCTGTTTCTGGATCGCTTGCGGCCAAGGAGTGATAGACTGGC